TTATTGTGTTTGTATTGCATTTTCAAAAACATCGACCGCCGTCTGCTGCATAGCATCGGTATTGAATGTATAGGTTTGCAATGTTGTTGTGATATCTTTGTGTCCTAATCGTTCCATGACTGTTTTGGGGTTTACTCCATTCTCTGCCAGGATCGTGCCGTGTGTATGCCGCAGGCAGTGTGCATGAAACAGCGGATTATTCAATTCATAGTGGATAATTCTTGCACAGTACTTGAAAGAATCCGGAGTCAGCAAGGCACCGTTTTCTTTGACACACAAGGGTAATATTTCTTTATAAGGTACATCTATGTCGGCACGGATCTGAGCAATTGAGCGATCCGGCAGCAGGTATGTTTTTGAGTAAGCCCCTCCGTATTTCAGTTTGTTTATCCGTCTTTGCTGAATGGCGAATTTTAATTCTTTTTCCAAAGTTTCACCCATTTTTATAGTACGGTAAGAGTCGTACTTTGGCGGCTTTATATACCAGGTCTTTTCAACCTTCTGCATCTGTCCATGTATTCTCAATTCGTGCTTTTCAAAATCTACATCCTGGCTTAAATCAATAGCAAATGTTTCCCCGATCCTGGTTCCGGTATTATATGGAACAACCAGCGACAGATGAAAACAGTTATCTGCCGGGAAGCGTTTCAGGATCTGGTTAAATTCTTCGGCAGAACAGATATATTCCGTATGTGCTTTTGCGGTCATGTCCATAGGCATCTTACCGATTTTTACAGCAACACAGGGATTTGCCTGGATGTATTTCAATGGCAATATTGCATAGTTCATAGCACCTTGAAGGCAGGTCAGTGTGTTCTGGATCATGCTCTTTGAAAATCCTTTTACTTTCATACTGTCAGCCCATTCTTGCACTTTGTCCGGAGCATATTGAAAGCTGCTTAAACGGTAGATACCAAAAGCAGGTTTCAGATGCAGCCGTATTTTTGATTCGTAATCGCGGTAAGTGTTATAGCTATAGCCATGATCTACGTTTTTATGTATGACAGTTTCTAGCCAGTAGTCGAGATAATCAGAAACACTGATTTCTTTTGGAGAAAAAGTTCTGCCTGAATTATTATACTCAGCTATGGCAGCAGCTCTTGCATCTAATGCTTCTTTTTGCGTCCGGAAGCCGCCCTTTTCGATTTTGTTTCGTTCTCCATTGATCTTTGCTGTATCAAAATAGTAAGACCAAGTTGAGCCTCTTTTTCTGACACCAGTTGCCATAATATCATCCTCCTGTTCGTAAAATGGGTACAAAAAATACACCTGTACAGGTGCTGGAGGATTGTGGTATAATCAGCTTGCTTAGAGATGATCATACCGGTCTCCAGACCTGTATAGATTCACTGATCCGCTTCGGTGCTGGTAACACTGGGGCGGATTTTTTTGTTTAATTGTTTTTAGATACTATCAAAATAAGTTTTGATTTTTTCAATGCAATCGTTTTTACAATTTCCATACATACGCTCAAGACTTGCACAAGAAGAAATTAATTGTACTAAATCAGCTTGTATGAAATCGTGATTTTCTTCGAATAGGTTTTTTGTATAAGTTAATATTTCAGTAGCAGAATTCATGCAGCATACAGACTCCATATATTCTTCTAACTGTAATTTGTAGTTAGAAAAAATATTGTCATTGCTGTTTTCAAGAATATCCTCTTGCTCGATATCCAGAAGACTATTATTGTCGGAAGCTGTTATGACTGTGTTGTCGGATATGTATTTTTTAATAACTACCTTTGCACATTTAATCAACGGAAGTATATTAAGTTCCAAACTGCAAGGAACAGGTGTACTGATGGAAGTAGCAAAGTTTTGTGCAACATCAAAATGTGAAAAACCTGTGTAATGTACTGGGTGTAATTCATCGAAGATATCAACAAGAAAGATATCAGCGAGAAGACCAGTAATATTTTCAGATGATTTTCCGAATAATGTTGCAGTAATTGTAGATTTTTCAGTATCTGGCAATATCGTCAAGGACGATACCCTAAATTCCAAATCAGGGTTATAATTGATAACATTTATTTTTACAGGAACGGCAGGTTCTTTCAAAGTGCTCTTTATTGTTACAGCAGTGCCGTTTGCGATTACGCCCATAATATCATGATCATCAGTGGTATAGTCGATGTCAAGTCCGATAATTGCATTGGCTCCCATTTGCTTGGCGTTGTTGATCAAGATATCGAGAGCGTTTTTCTGAGCCTCTTCAAGTTTTTCAGAGTACGAAGACAAAAGATTAAAGTCAGAAAGAAACTTTGTATTTAAAGCATATTCTCCTGAACAGAATCCCAAATAATCTGTAATTTCATAATTTTCAAAATTAAAACCGGATGTCAGTTTCATGGCTTGCTCTCCTTTAACAACTAATTCAACTCAATGATAGCGGAAAAGAATTCTGGGATGTATTGTTTATCACTTAAATACGAATAGGTTGTTAATCCTGTAAAATCTCCATACACAGTTACATTATCATTTTCTAATAATCTTGCTCCGCGAGCTTCTTTGTCATCAGGATTTGTGAGATAAATATATCCTTGATCAGTAGACAAGAGATAATCAGCAGAATAATCGGATTCGTCTATTATTTGCACAATTCGTCCAGAAATCTTGTAGTATTTATCTTTGTATTCGTCTGGATTTCGTTCTGCAGATTCATAGTCGAATTCATTTAGACTGGATTTGTATGTATCATATACGCTTTGTAAATCTTCTTTTCCAATAATTTCTGAAGCTAAAATGGTAGAAGTTCCGAAGGAATTATCACTGTATATAGTTGTTGCATAGCGGACAACATCACCGTTTTCTGCTTCCATGAATCCTTTACTTGCTTCGGAATCATCGACATCGTGCATGTAAGACGGAGAATAAAAATATCCATCATTTCCTTTTATCCAACAGGAGAAAGAGCAAGAATCACCGTCTGAATAATTGCGGTCTATCTTTTTATCGATCACAACGTCAACACATACATCTTGACCGGTATATTTCCCGGCAGCAATGTCTTCGTAACTAGCAAGAGGAAGGTTATTTAAAAAATCTGCTTCTGTTTCAGAATCAGCACTTGTTTTATCGTCTAAGCGAACCTCGTCAAAAGATTCAAGTTCATCAAGACTTAAACCGAATTCTGTATCGGTGATTCCATCCGTGGTGCGTACATAATGCCAAGTTTCTCCAAAATCAGTCGTTGTAGCCATAATAAATTTAGAAGCATCGTTAAAATATGCAGTTTTGATGTGAATGCTTTCGGCCTTTTCATCAATATCAGATAATTCTTCTTTGATAGCGTTGAATGCAATTCTAACTTCTTGTCCAAACGTAAAACCACCGTGGTAAACAAGATCAATATTTATAGAAAATGGATTTTGAGGATTCTTCCTGGAAGAATGCACAACCACTTTATCAACTTCTGTATTGGCAGTTTCCCAAGGTGAATGCTCTTCTATGTTATCTTTAATTCTCTTGCCTAACTTCGAACGGAATGTTAAAGATTCATAATATTCGGTACTAGCTTCCGTAGCGGTTTCAGGAGTTGCTTTTTCTGTTTCTTGCTGAGCTTCAGAACCAAATAATAGCTCTGAGTCTACGTTACATCCTACTAAGTTACAACAAGAAAACACACATAATAGGATTAAAACCTTCTTTTTCATATTTCACTTTCTCCTTTGAATACATTTTCTCTTTTCCAGAGATAATAACACCATGAAAATATTATTATCTCAATTCTTGGAACAGCACCACCTGTCGATCCGGCAGGCGGCAATTATGACCGGTGTTCCCCGGTCTACGATCGGTGACATAGTGACCGGTCGAGTAAGTCCAACTCTGGCAACTATGGAACAGTTGGCAGCAGGGTTGAAAACCACTATTTCAGAGTTGTATGACTCAGAATATAAGTGATTTTCAAAAAGCGTCCGGGATTCCGGACAACGCACAACTTTTTTCCTCCTGAAACGTTTGTTAAGATGAAAGGAAAATTTTACTAAAACAAATGTTCGAAAACAGTTGCATCACAAATATTTTTGTGATAATATAAAACTAAAGATTTTCGAACAAATGTTTGAAAAAACGTGATCGGGAGGTACATAGGATGAAGTACAAAAATGCAGTTTTACAAATGTTAGAACGAATAAAAAGTGAAAAATCATGGAAAATGATTTACACATTTGTAAAAACGATATTGGAGCAGCAGGAGGATTAGTCCTCCTGTTTTTTTATTGTCACAAAGCGTTGGATGAAAGATAGGAAAAGTTTTTTATCAGACTCATTAAGTTTCCAATAATCAATAATTACTTGTCGAGCTTGTAAATCCTTAATGCCTATTTCAGTAACAGCTTTTGTATATTCATCCTCTGGTAATTCTTCGGAATAAGGTTCGCCTTTTCCGGAAGTAAGCCATTCATAATTCACTCCAAATTCTTTACAGATCAACTTATATAAAGGTTCTTTTTGATCTGGGCGTGCAAGCATATTCAATTCTATATTAGCAATAACGCTTCTGCTTACGCCGAGACGATTGCCGAATTCGGATTGTGATAAATGCAATTTGTTTTTTCGTAAATCTCTTATTCGTTCATAAGTTTCTATTTTTATCACCTCCTGCGATTTCAATAGTAACACATAAAAATGTTTTGGTCAATACAAAAAAGGAACAAAATGTCATAAAAATGACTTGACAAAAACAAAACTAAAGTTTAAAATGTAGTCATCAAAACAAAAAAGGAGGCGAAAACATATGAAAAAAGCATTAACAATAACAGATGTAGAAGATGCAAAAAAAATTGCTGAGATTTTCGAATCTCTTGATATCAATGGAAAATTGCAAGCAAGAGCATATCTGTCAGCGTTGAGAGACAAAGAAATGTTGGAAACAGAGCAGAAAGCGGGGTAGAGATGAAATCTATTGTAGCAGACAATCTTTCAAATATAATCAAAGAAAAATGTCTTAAGCAGTGCACAGTAGCCCAAAAAGCAGGGTATTCAAAGCAACAGCTTACAGACATGTTGAAAGGAAGAAAAAGGATAAAAGAAACAGACATTCTCAGACTTGCATCCGCACTTGATGTAGATGTAAGTGTGTTGCTTAAAACTGAGGCAGATTCGAAACAGTCAGATGGAGCAAGCGATAAGCAGCGAGAAAAAGAACGCCCGGATGTGCGAGCGTTCGTAAAATTATTAAAAATTGAAGATGGCTATGCAGTATGTGATGTGAGGTTCAAGGTAGTAAAGCCAGATGAAGAACAGGAGGTAACAGACCATTGATGAAACATTATATTTCAGACATCAAAAAGCAAGCCGAGAAAGTCACAACAGCAATTACAGGAGCAGAGATGCGAGAAGCAGTCTCGAGTGCGTTCAGTGATACCGCAACAGCATTAGAGACAATGGAAGAATCCTATAGAAAGCGGGGTAAGGAAATGTGGAAACCATTAGCAATCCTGTTGCTGTTCTGGATTGCGATTCTGACGATGAATGAATAGGAAAGTGAGGTGAGCAACATGAAAACATTCGGTGAAAAGCTGAAACAAGCCATGCAGAAATTGCATTTAAACCAAATCCAAGTTTCCGGTCTGACAGGAAAGAGCAAAGGTTCAATTAGCCAGTATCTTTCTGATAAACAGGTACCACCAGAAGAAACGCAGGTGGATATAGCATTGGCACTTGGACTGGCTGAGGATTATTTCTCGGATAAAAACGATAAATTTTCTGTACTTCCGACTAAGGAAATAAGAAACAAAATCATTCCGAGGTTAGATATTAACGAAGCAGCAAAAATGCTCGGAATGAACCATAATACAGTTCGAAAAGGACTGCAACAGGGAGTTTTCCCGTGGGGGTATGGTATCCGGACGTCGGAAAACCGATGGGTGTACTTTATCAATGCAAAGAGATTTGCGGAGATTGAAGGAATTGCATTTTAAGAAAGGACAAGCAATGAAAAAAAGAGAAACAGAAACAACCGAAGTAACAGAAGAAACAACCGGAGCTGGTGTGATCGCCCAGATCGTAGCCACAGCAGCCGCAGCGTTCACGTTCTGGTGGCTGGGAAAGTACAGCACGATTTGTGAACGCGATATCGTTGGAACTGCCATTACCGTATGGTGTGCGGTACTGATCCGTGTGCTGATGTTGGTGAACAAGGAGGAAGCAGAATGAAAAAATATGAATTAACAGAGGAAACGGTCACAGTTTACGGGAAAACACTGTACCGGATCAGAGCAGTGCGTGATTTCGGGTCTGTCAAAACTGGAGAGTTCGGCGGATACATCGAGAAAAAGGAAAATCTTTCACATTTCGGTGATGCGTGGGTTTACGGCAATGCAAAGGTTTACGGCGATGCAAGAGTTTCCGGCAATGCGTGGATTTACGGCGATGCAAGAGTTTTCGGCAATGCAAGAGTTTCCGGCAATGCAAGAGTTTACGGCAATGCAAAGGTTTACGGCGATGCAAGAGTTTCCGGCAATGCATGGGCTTACGGCGAAGTTCAGGTCGCCGGAAATGCGTGGATTTACGGCGATGCAAGAGTTTTCGGAAATGCGTGGGTTTACGGCGATGCAAGAGTCTCCGAAAATGTGTGGGTTTACGGCGATGCAAGAGTTTACGGCGATGCAAGAGTTTTCGACAATGCGTGGGTTTACGGCAATGCAAAGGTTTACGGCGATGCAAGAGTTTCCGGCAATGCAAGAGTTTACGGCAACGCAGAAGTTTTCAATACGAGGCATTTCTTTGTACAAGGACCGATCGGGAGCCGGGATGGATACGTTACATTTTACAGGACTAAGGATGATACGGTAGAGGTAAGATGTGGCTGCTTTTCTGGAAGCCTCCAGGAATTTGTCAATCAAGTAGAGGAAACACATGGAGGCAGTAGATACGAAAAGGAATACAAGCTTGCAGCGGAACTGGCAAAGGTATGTATCCGTCTGGAGGGGGAAAGCAGATGATCTGGGTAAATGAAGGACGCGACCAGGAAGCCAGAGCCATCCTGGAACTGGCCGGGATTGATTCGGACAAGTACCGGATCTGGCACCATAACAGCATCTATGTGCATGCAATAAATGAAGAGACGAAAGAATCGGTGATCGTTGAGAAAGCGACACTCGAGGTAGTAAAAAGTCCCGGTGCTTTGGCGGGCGATCCGGGACTTGAAAAATAATAACACAGCTCAATTATAGGGCAAACATAGGAGGTAAATCAAGTGAAATTACATAAATTAATTTCGACAGTAGATATGAGCCATGAAGAATGGCTGCGATACAGAAAACTGGGCATCGGTGGAAGTGATGCCGGAAGCATCTGCGGATTGAACCCGTACAGCTCTGCAATCGCTGTCTTCCAGGATAAGACGCAGAAAGAAGCAGAGGAAAAAGAAGACAATGAGGCAATGAGACAGGGAAGAGACCTGGAGGAGTACGTTGCCCGCCGGTTTATGGAAGAGACAGGAAAAAAGGTACGCCGTGCCAATGCGATCTATGGGCATCCGGATCATGATTTCATGATGGCGAACGTTGACCGCCTGGTAGTTGGTGAGAATGCCGGTCTGGAATGCAAGACAGCGTCTGCCTATTCAGCTGACAAGTGGAAAGACGGGCATATCCCGGAATCCTACGAGATCCAGTGCCACCATTACATGGCAGTGACCGGGGCGGATGCCTGGTATATCGCATGTGTGGTCCTTGGGAAGGAGTTCATCTGGCGAAAGATCGAACGCGATGAGGAAACGATCCAGATGCTGATTGATATTGAAAGTGATTTCTGGCAGAACAATGTAAAGGCAGACAAGATGCCGGCACCGGACGGAAGCAAGGCAGCGGAAGAACTGCTGCAGAAGTATTACGGAAGTTCTGAACCGGAAAAGATGATCCCGCTGGTTGATTTCGATGAAAAGCTGGAACGTCATGCAGAGATCAGCGACCTTCAGGACAAGCTGGAGAAAGAAAAGAAGCAGATTGAGCAGGAGATCAAGGTTTATATGGAAGATGCAGAGATGGCAGTATCGGATCTGTACCGCGTCACCTGGAAGAGCGTGACCGCGAACCGTGTGGATTCGAAGCAGCTGAAAGCAGATTTCCCGGAAATCTACAAACAGGTATTGAAACAGTCTGAAAGCAGACGGTTCACCGTAAAAAGAGCTGAGAGAGCATAAGGAGGAATCAAGATGGCAGTAAAAGACGCACTGGCAGAAAAGACCAGCAGAAAGAATGAAGCAGTGAAGCTGACAAAAAACATGAGCATTGCAGACATGATCAAGGCAATGGAGCCGGAAATCAAAAAGGCTCTGCCGCAGGTGATCACACCGGAGCGTTTCACACGCATGGCATTATCCGCACTGAACACCACACCAAAGCTTGCAGAGTGTTCGCAGATGTCCTTCCTCGGGGCACTGATGAACGCAGCACAGCTTGGTCTGGAACCGAACACACCGCTTGGACAGGCGTACCTGATCCCGTACAAAAACAAGGGAAGATTAGAGTGTCAGTTCCAGATCGGCTACAAAGGGCTGATTGATATGGTGTATCGCAACGAAAACATCCAGACTGTGCAGGCACAGTGTGTATATGAAAATGATGATTTTCAGTATGAACTGGGACTGGATCCGAAGCTGGTGCACAAACCGGCATTGAAAGATAGAGGAAACCTGATCCTTGTATATGCACTCTGGAAATCAAAAAATGGTGGTTTTGGTTTTGAGGTTATGAGCAAGGAAGACATTGACAACCATGCAAGACGGTTCAGTCAGAGTTTCGGCAGTTCTTACAGTCCATGGAAAACGAACTATGAGGAGATGGCGAAGAAAACGGTCATTAAGAAGTGCCTGAAATATGCACCGCTGAAAACAGATTTTGTCATGCAGATGAACAATGATGAGAGTATCAAGAGCGAGATCAACGTCGATATGTCCGAGGTAGTCAACGAGCAGGAAGACCCGAACATCATCGACCAGGAGTATAAGGAAGTAGAAAATGAACAGTCAGAACAATAACGAAGAACCAAAGTTATTCACGTTCACCGTACCGGGCAAGCCGCAGGGCAAAGCCCGGGCGAGAACATTCTACAACAGCAGGAGCGATAAAATGAGCAGCGTAACACCTGAAAAGACGGTGCTGTACGAAAACCTGATCAAGACCTGTTTCCAACAGAAATACGGACAGAAACGGTTTTCGGATGATGCGTATGTGGTTGCTAATATCTTGGCGTATTTTGAGCCGCCTAAGAGCATCTCGAAGAAGAAAAGGGCAGAGATGCTGGAAGGGAAGATCTGGCCGGCAAAGAAGCCGGACAGTGACAACATCGCAAAGGTTGTGCTGGATGCCCTGAACGGCATCGCATACCATGATGATACGCAGATCATAAAACTGAGCGTCACAAAGGCGTACAAAGAGGAAGCGTATTTAAGCGTTACGCTGATGGAACTTAAGTAATATACAGGAAAGGCAGGTGTCCGGCATGGGGCGTGGTGCTCCTAACAAAAAAGGACTCAGTTACTTTCCGAAGATGATTGATTTTTACGAAGACGATAAGGTCTTCGATCTCCTGGACCGATATGGTCCACTGGGAGTGACTGTATATGACTGCATTCTGTGCATCGTATACAAGCAAGGTTACTACGCAGAGATCTCACTTGATAAGCTATCAAGAATGATCACAAGGATGATCGGCAACAAGTGGGTGAAGGGGCAAAAAGCTGTCGTGCAAGTGGTGCACTTCTGCTCTGAGATAGGTCTCATTGATGATGACCTCATGACGGAAAACATCATCACCTCTGTTGGGATTCAGCGTCGTTATTACGAGATAGCAGTAAAACGCATGAAGAGACAGCTCTATAGCGATAAGTATTGGCTCCTCGGAAACGGGGAAGAAGAGGAGCCTTTCTTAAATGCACCCAAAAATCGAATTACTTCGGAAGAAAATCGAATTACTTCGGAAGAAAATAAAAATAGTTCCGAAGAAAGTCCTATAGAAATAAAAGAAAAAAGAAATATAGATATAGATACGGCTCCGCCGGACATTACTTTCGATGATCCAGAACTTGAGAGAGCTTTTCAGGGATACCTGAGCAGTCAAGAAAAAAACGGCAGGGAGTTATCTGATTGCCAGGTACGGTTGCTCAGAAAGAAGCTCGGGAGTCTTAGTGATGATATGGCAGAGCAGCTGATGATAGTGGAAGAAGCTACAGTACAAGGATGGAAGAGTTTTTACCCAGTCAAGAAGCAGCCCACCAAGAAAAAGGAAAAGAAAACAGTAAAGAATACATTCAATGCATTTCCGCAAAGGGACTATGATTTCGATGCACTGGAAAGAACATTGAACGAGTAAGGAGGCAATATGGGACAGCGGACGATATTTGATTATCTGGAGGAGGAAAGCTGATATGTACTATGAATTTGATGATTATTTTGAACCAGGTGAATTTGACGAGAAAATTGAAGAGTTAAAGAACGAGCTTAGGGAATCGGTGAAAAAAGAAATCAACGATGAAATCGAGAAACTGCGTAAGGAAAACAAAGAATTACAGGGGATCAAGAACAATTTTGAGTCTATCAAAAGGGACTTTGAAAGAAAAAAAGAAGAATGCGAAAGAGTAATGAAAGACGCTGAGTATCGTGCAAAACATGCAAGGCTGGCAGAACTGATGGAGCAGATGAAACTTGTATTATGGTCAGTAACATGGGAAGCACGATACAAGAGAAAATGTAATAAATGTGATTGCTGGAGAAACGTTAAGGTGACGTTGCCGTCTGGAAACACTGTTTCAGACACATGTATATGTGCAAAAACTGCACGTGTGTATCATCCAAAAGAAAATGTACTGTACGAAATAGCCGATAGAGGCCTTGATTTCCGTGTGTGGTATAAAGAAAGAGGAGACAAGGGGAAAGAATATTTTATAGCTGACACAATTGCTGTGATTCCGTCAAAAATCATAGATCGTAACAAAAATTTTGAAGAAATCAATAAAAAAGAGGTTTACGGAATATTTTTTACTTCTTTTGAAGAATGCCAGGAATTTTGCAGTTATCTGAATAAAAAAGAGGGAGTCGCGGGATATGACTACGACAGAGAAGGCAACCTGATTGCAGAAAGTACAGGTGAGGATAATGAATAAAGTCATTTTAATGGGACGGTTGACCAGAGACCCGGAGATGCGTAATTCTAACGGAGAGAGCAACACGGCAATTGCACGCTATACGCTGGCAGTTGACAGACGCTACAAACGTGAAGGTGAAGCGGGTGCTGATTTTATCAGCTGTGTGGCGTTTGGCCGCAGTGCAGAGTTTGCAGAAAAGTATTTCCGCCAGGGCTTGAAGGTAGTGATAACCGGCCGCATCCAGACCGGGAGCTATACCAACCGGGATGGCAACAAGGTCTATACAACAGACGTGGTGGTTGAGGATCAGGAATTTGCGGAAAGCAAAGCGGCGGCACAGAGAAACCGGGAAGAGAGCAGCCAGGAACGAATGGAGCCGATGCCGGTAGATGAGAACGGGTTTATGACGCTTCCGGAAGATTTTGACGAAGAGCTGCCGTTTGCATGATGGGAAAGCAACAATGGACAGGAGGAAAACGAGATATGAATATCGGAAAGGCACAGGCCGTTTTTGAACAGATTAGAAGCGATAAATATAGTGAGACTGAAAAACTTCAGGCGATTTGGACTGTACTGGAGATGGCGACACATAACGGAATCAAAAAAGATACAATCTTGGAGGCATTCCGGTGGTTATTTGAGCGTGCTGTGGAGGTAGACGATGAAGTTCCAGAAACAGTATCTGTGGCTGGCAGTAACCGCAGATGAGTATGAGCTTCCGCTGGCCGTTGAGGATACGGCAGCGGCATTAGCAAGGCGGCTGGGAGTCAGTGAGAATACCGTCAGAACAGTGGAATACCGCGGAAAAAATGAAAGGTATAGAAGAACGAGAAAAGGACCGATGCCGGGCTTTGGAGTCCGGTACAAGGTCCGGAAAGTGGAGGTAAAACAGTGGAGAGATTAACAACCGCATATGAGCGGATTTTGGTAGATGAAAGTGCGGGAATGCAATACGTGGCAAACGCATCAGATTTGGAGGTAGAAAACAGATTAGGTACATACGAAGACGCAGAAGAAGCACGAGCGAAAGCAGAGCAGCTGCTCCGCCAGAGGAACCGTCTGAAATCCGGATGGATCCCGGTAACAGAGAGACTGCCGGAAAATGATGATTATGTGCTGATGTCGTTTGAAAATTTTTCTCTTCCATTGGTTGGGAGATACGTGGACGATGAAAAATTAGGCGGTGCATGGTATCTGGGGGATTGCTTAGACGAAGATACCTGTCTGGCAAATGACCTGTTCGTCAATGCCTGGATGCCGCTGCCGAAGCCATACAGGGAGGATGAATAACATGGCAATATATCATAAAACATTACAGTATCACGAAGATACTACAGAAAAGAGAAGTCTGAATGATGAGGACATTAAGTTCTTGATGGAATTGCAGAAAGAAATGAATACGCAGGACACGACAGAAACGGCTGAACCGAGATTCTGGGTCATCAAGGGAAGCGAGAGAGTGCAAGACGATGAGAACGCAGACGAACTTGTCTTGCAAGCAGATGGAAGCACCGTTACAAGCACAACGGAAGAAACAGTGAAGTACCTCAATGATAATATCCTGTCAGACTGCAATATCAATCGGGAAAACTGCAAAATTGGAAAGGGGTGTATATTGGATTTTATACTGATGTATACGGAAGATGGAGAAGAAGAGTATGAGGACTTGATAGCGGAGGAAGTGAATGAATTTCTTGCCAATAATGGATATGATGATGTCAGGATAGTTGGTATTTCGTTCAGACCAGTTGTGTATCCGAACACGATGTTTCTGACCGAAAAGGAAGCAAGAGAACATCTGGAACGAAACCATTACCACTATTCAGAAGATGCACATACTTACTGCATGTGTGCCTGGAGATCTCCGGAAGTATGGTGGCTGTGGAAGATATTGCGGGAGGTGAAATGGGATGAATTACGACAGAACGTGTAACACATGCAGATACCACGATGAGGGAATGTGTTATTGCCCGAAGAGTGAAGAGTTCAGAGATGTTACAGTGAACACATACTGCTGTGGACAATACGAAAGAAGCTGGAAAAAAGCCATGGTTGAGGCGTTCATGAAAGGGGCAGGAAGATGAGCGATGAAAGCAGCAGAAAAAAATGTAAAACGTAAAGCACATTATGATCATCTGGAGCAGAGTGTTGATGCTGATGCAGCCAGAAGATTCCATGAACCAGCCGCAGTAAAGAGCAAGATGACAAAACTGGCATCAGTCAAAATTATAGAACATTACATAGAACACACCGATGATGAAGACGGTGAAATCCTGGAAATAATAGCAAGGAAATGCATGAGGGGAGGCGATGCCGGTGGAGATGACAGAAAACGACAAGAAAAAGGAGTTCCTGCGAAGATACAGGGAATGTGAACGGAGGGAGCAGGAGATCCTGGAAGAGATCCAGAGACTCCGGATGGATCAGATGTTTCCATCCATGGTCAATGACGGGATGCCGAAAGGCAGCCAGCAGTCTGATCTGTCGGATTATGTGGTAGCTATGGAGAGACAGATCGGCCGGCTGAAACGGGAACGGCTGAAAAAAGCAAGGACACGTGAACAGATCGACCTGGCAATCAGACGTATGAAGAACCCGGATGAGCAGAGGGTGCTGCGACTGCGGTATCTGTGGGGGCTGAATTGGGACGATATCGGAAGAAAGATGGGGTATGATCCAAGACATGCAAGAAGAATTCACGGATGGGCATTAAAAAATTTCAAGATGTCCTAGAATGTCCGCCTTGACATGTGATATAGTGTAATCAGTTCAGTTTGGGAATGATGCTGACATGATTGGTTCTTTTCATTTACCTCCGTATATTGTATATCTGCCGGGTCTCAACAGCCCGGCAGCATTGGAACATAGCTCAGTCGGTGAGAGCAGCTGGTTCATAACCAGTGTTTGTCGAAGGTTCGAGTCCTTCTGTTCCGATTTCCCTGATGGGGGCATATAAGAATCCTTTCTCAAAAAGAATACTACATTTTCCGCAGGAAGACATCTGGCAGTGCTGGGTGTCTTTTTGTGTACTCAAAAATAACAACAGAACAAAGGAAGGTGAGGTGATTGGCAAACAATGAAAACTTAGTGCCGTTTGACAAACGAAGCGAGAGCGAAGTGAGAGAATACGCCAGAAAAGGCGGCCAGGCATCCGGGAAGGCAAGGCGGCGAAAAGCAGAGTTCCGGAAGACGTTGAACGCCCTGCTGACAGCGGAAATTGACAACCCGGAGTGGAAACCGTTCCTGGAGTCGATCGGCCTGGACTGTACACTTGAATCTGCGATGCTGGCGGCTCAGATCCGGGAAGCGATGCAGGGAAACACCAAAGCCGCTTACTTCGTGGCTCAGTATGCAGGGCAGAACGGGGCGGCAGAGGAGGACATCCGCAACAAGGAAGCAGATACAGAGCTTAAGAAAGCGAGAAAACAGGCAGTCACAGGTGAGAATGAGACGGACGAGGCACTTGAGAAGCTGGATGCGATACTGAAGGAGGTGCGTGACAATGCAGTTGAGCAAAATGCAGAATGAATACATCGTGAACGCAACGCACCGCTGGAACATTAAATCCGGGGCAGTACGTTCCGGGAAGTCTTTTGTAGATACGGCTTTCGTCATTCCCTTCCGGATCCGTGAGAGGGCGGGAAAACCGGGGCTGAATGTGATCCTTGGCGTGTCGAAGGAATCCATCGAGCGAAACGTGCTCCAGCCGATGCGTGAGATCTATACCGATAAGCTGGTCGGCAACATCAACAACCGAAACATTG